CTTTCGTGGGTATCTCAAAATCTGTCCGTACCTTTTTTGGACAGTAGGACATATTCACTTAATGACAACTGTTTACCAAGACATACATGAAATAATAGTATCGCTGGGAATGAACATAATAGTTGCAGCTGGGTTTATACATGACTTTATAGAATATAAAAAAGAAAAAACAAATAAATAATAAATAAAATGGAACAACCAAAATTGAACATTGACTTTCAAAACACAACCTCCGTAGAAGGATTTGATGGTGGTAAATTATTCGGACAAGCCGTAGTAATCCGTAAAGTATCTAAATTCATTACAGGAACAGACGAAGATATGCTTATGCCTATCCCTGTATTTTACGATTTAGAATCAAAGAAAATTTTAGCAGATTCACTTCCAAAAGAAATCCGTGACGAATATAAAGATATTACTTTAGATGTCTAAAAAACATATCCCTACAGTTTGGAAATGGCTAGATGAAATTGTCTATTTTAAGACTCCTATTGAAGATATTTCAGAGGAGTCTTGGGACAATTGGAATAGCTATACAGTTAACCGTTCTATTTCAATGAATCAAAATTTTATTGAATTGGTTAATTTTGTCCAAACTGTACCATATGATCAAAAGAAACAAATATACTCGATTTACAAAGAAATGATCCCAAAACGTAAAATGTTTTTCAAGTGGACTAAATCAACCACTAAGAAAAAACCAACTACATTAGTAGAATATGTAGCAAAATACTTTGAATGTGGTTTAGGTGAAGCCGAAGAATATATTGACATTTTACGTGAACATGGTGTTCAAAGAATACTCCATGACATGGGGTTAGACGACAAAGAAATAAAAAAACTATCAAAATAATATGAATAAAGTATTTAGACTAATAAACCAAACAGATTCAGTAGTTGATTCAATTATTGACCAGTTTGTACAAAGAGCAACATTTGGTAAACAAAAATATGGAGTAGATTTAGATCGTGAAGATTTAAGTGTTTTGGAATGGATTGAACATGCTAAACAAGAACACATGGATGCCATATTATACCTGGAAAAATTGAAAAAAACCGTAGAAACAAAAGGTTTATAATATTTATAATAAAATATAAAAAATGACAAACGAACAATTACGTATGCAAATGCTTTCAGGTGTAATCACAGAAGGTGAATACAAAGCAAAATTGCAAGAAAACGAGACATCTGAAAATAAAGAATCACTAAATGAAAATTTTGTTGGAATGGGTGCTATTAATAGCCCATTTGCTAAACGTGAAAAAGAATCATACGAAGATGCTTTTGAACATTTCTTAAGTGAAAGATACCAAATTAAACCAAACAGAGAAAGAGACGATATCAAAGACCTAGAGGAAGACAAAGATCCAGATGTATATGAATCTAAAGAAATGGAGGAAGGTAAAGAAGAAATAAATGAAAATTATGAACCTAACAAAATGCTTGAATTAATACAAATGTATGTTGATAATTATTCTGATGAAGGTATGAGTGCTGAAGCAGCTATTAAAAAAATAGATCAATTATTTCAAGGTAATTTAGATGATTATGATAAAGCATTTATGGCTGGTAAAGAAGATCAATACTAAATAATATGAACCCAAAAGACATAATCAAACTAGACGTTCCTTTATTTATTCGTTTACTCGAATATGCTAGAGAGGATGCAAAAGACGATATGGATTTACATCGCGTTGCAGAAAATGTAATTTCCCTTAGCTCCGTAGGAGAAGCTTTAGGAATGATAGATTATGCAGCTATTATTGGATCTCAAGAAGAAATGAATGAACGTAGAATGCTCCAAGTTAGAGCGGGAATCATTAAATAATTCAAAACACGGCTTAGGACCGTTTGCTAGTTATAGCAAGAGATTATCTTCTTGTCGCTATCAAGGTAATTTCAAAAATTTAAAGAAAGCTTGCCTCTGGCAGGCTTTTTTTGTATCTTTAGGTAATGAAAAAAAAGTTACCTCCTATATTAAAGGAAATAAAAAACAAGGTTTTATTGGAAATTGATTACGCAAACCAAAAATCAATATCATATTCCCAATTATCTATGTTCAATGAGTGCCCTAAAAAATGGTCACTACAATACAAAGAAGGACATAAACAATTTACCTCCACCATTCACACTGTTTTTGGAACCGCATTACACGAGGTAATCCAATCATATTTAACTGTATTTTATCAACAAAGTGGAGCCGAAGCAGACCGATTAAACACATCTGAAATGCTAGAAGAAGCGTTACGTAACGAATACAAAAAACAATACAAATCCAACAACAAACAACATTTCACTGAACCTGGAGAACTTAGAGAGTTCTATGAAGACGGAATAGAAATAATAAGAGAACTGTCCAAAAACAAAGGAAAATATTTTTCCAAACGAGGATGGCACTTAGCCGGAATTGAATTACCACTTATACTCCCCCCACACCCAAAATACCCAAACATAGTATTCCAGGCATATCTAGACATTGTTTTATATCATGAACCAACAAATTCAATTAAAATCATAGATATAAAAACTAGTAAACAAGGTTGGAGTAAAAAAGAAAAATCAAACGAACAAAAACAATTTCAACTTATAGCATATAAAAAATATTTCTCCGAAATATACAATATACCTTTAGACAACATTGAAATAGAATTTATGATTGTAAAACGAAAACCATTTAAAAGTGAAGATTTCGTTATCAAACGTGTTCAAATATTCAAACCGGCTTCGGGTAAAGTAAAATTAAATAAAGTAGCTAAATCAATAGAAAATTTTGTAGAAACAGCATTTGATTGGAACGGATTTAAAGAAGTAGAACACCAACCAAAAATAAACGAAAATTGTAAGTGGTGTCCTTTTCATAAGACTCACTTTTGCTCTGCAACCTACTAATATATCACCATATGTATATACAATAACATAAAAACAAAACATATGAGTGAAAAAAACCAAGTATTAACATCCGTAAAAATAGATACGGATTTATTCGACAAATTTAAAATTGAGTGTATTAAACGCAAATTTAGCTTCCAAAAACTAAGTGAACGAGCAATCCACCTATATTTAACAGACGAAGATTTTAGAAAACAAGTTCACAATCACAGTGATTTAAGTTTGGAAGACTAAAATAAATTTTTTACATTTAAAACAAATTAACAGTTATATGAAAGAAAAATTTGGTTATTTACCACAAAACGAAAGGAAAAAAATCCTTTTAATTTGCGACGACATTAGAGTACATTCGGGTGTAGCAACAGTAGCACGTGAAATTGTACTTAATACAGTACAACATTTCAATTGGGTTAACATTGCCGGAGCAATTAACCACCCCGAGCAAGGCAAACGCCTAGATTTATCAGCGGACACAAACACAAACGCAGGTATAACAGATTCTTCGGTTGTAGTATATCCGTCAAACGGATATGGAGATGCTGATTTAATTAGACAACTAATTGAAATGGAAAAACCAGATGCAATCATGTTGATTACAGATCCAAGGTATTTTGAGTGGTTGTTTATGATTGAAAACGAAATCAGACAACACATACCAATCGTTTATTTGAACATTTGGGATGATTATCCGGCACCGTTGTACAACAAAGCATTTTATGAATCGTGTGATGCATTACTAGCTATTTCAAAACAAACTAAATTAATTAATGAATTGGTATTGGGTGATAAAGCAGAAGGAAAAATTATAGAGTATGTTCCTCATGGTTTAAATGAAAACCATTACTATCCAATTGAAAACGAAAACGAACTAAAAGAATTAGAGGCGTTTAGAAATCAATTGTTTGCAGGTCAAGAAAAAGATTTCGTAGTGTTTTTCAATTCAAGAAATATTCGAAGAAAACAAATTCCGGATACAATGCTTGCATTTAGGTTCTTTTTAGATACATTAACTAAAGAGAAAGCTCAAAAATGTGCTATGGTTTTACATACCGAAATAGTAAGTGAACATGGAACAGATTTAGAGGCAGTACGTAAAATATTGTTCCAAGATTATCCAAATGCAATTTATTATTCAACAAATAAATTATCATCAAAAGAATTGAATTTCTTGTATAACATTGCAGATACTCAAATCTTGTTAACTTCAAATGAAGGGTGGGGCCTATCGATTACAGAGGCAATTTTAGCAGGAACTGTAGTAATAGCAAACGTAACCGGTGGAATGCAAGATCAAATGAGATTTGAAGACGAGTATGGAAATTGGTTTGTACCAACTAAAAAATTACCTTCAAACCATACTGGTAAATTGAAAAACCATGGTTGCTGGGCGTTTCCAGTTTATCCAACAAACCGATCAATTCAAGGTTCACCTAAAACACCTTATATTTGGGATGATAGATGTAATGCTGAAGATGCAGCTGCTCGTATTTCTGAAGTATATACATTAGGTAGAACAATGAGAAAAGAACTTGGTAAAACAGGAAGAGTTTGGGCTTTAAATGAAGCAGGTTTTACAGGAGAAATAATGGGAACTAGAGTAATGGACGCGATAGATAAATTATTTTCAACGTGGATCCCGCGCTCAAAATATGAGCTAATCAATTGCAACGAGATAAAAGAAGATACAATTAAACACGAATTATTATACTAAAATGAGCTTACCAACATTTATAATTAGTTGCCCAATTGACACATATAGTGGTTATGGAGCACGTTCTCGCGATATCGTTAAAGCGATTATTGAATTAAATAAATATGATGTAAAAATCTTGTCTCAACGATGGGGTGCAACACCTAAAGGATTCATCAAAAACAATCCAGAATGGGAGTTTTTAACTAAACACTTGTTAAATTCACCACAATTACCATCTCAACCAGATATTTGGATGCAAATTACAGTTCCAAATGAATTTCAAAAAGTTGGAAAATATAACATTGGATGTACAGCAGGGATTGAAACAACAATAGCACCTGCAGAATGGGTAGAAGGTTGTGGTCGAATGGATTTAATTTTAGGTTCATCAAATCATACAATTGATGTATTAAAGAATTCTAAATTTGAAAAACGTGATCAACAAACAAACCAAACAGTAGGATTTATTGAATGGAAAGGAAATAGCGAAGTGATATTTGAAGGAGCAGATGTTAACACTTACAAACCTGTTAAATCTGATTTTGATTTGTCTTCAATTAAAGAAGAATTTGCTTACCTATTTGTAGGACATTGGATGCAAGGGCAAATAAATGAGGATAGAAAAAATGTAGGTTTACTAGTTAAAGCGTTCTTTGAAACGTTCAAAAACAAAACTAAAAAACCAGCGTTAATTTTAAAAACATCTCAAGTAGGTTCTTCATATATGGATAGAGATGAAATATTGAAAAAAATTACTGCTATTAAAGAATCTTGTAAATCAACTAATTTACCTAATGTTTATTTACTTCATGGTGAATTTACAGACGAGGAAATAAATGAGATTTACAATCACTCTAAAGTTAAAGCAATGGTTAATTTAACTAAAGGAGAAGGTTTTGGTCGTCCACTACTTGAATTCTCTATGGTAAACAAACCAATAATTACAACAAATTGGAGTGGACAAATTGATTATTTAAACCCTGAATTTACAACGTTGTTACCTGGTACATTAACTGAAGTTCATCCAAGTGCAGCTAATAACATGTTAATGAAAGAAGCACAATGGTTTTCTGTTGATCATGGACATATAGGACATTATTTGAAAGATGTATTTGAAAACTATAAACCATATCTTGAAAAAGCAAAACGTCAAGGATTCCATTCAAGATCTAAATTCTCATTTGAAAACATGAAAGAGAAATTAAATAGGGTTTTCAATGAAAGAATACCTGAATTTCCAAAACAAGTACAATTGCAATTACCCCAATTGAAAAAAATCGAATTACCTAAACTTAAAAAAGTAGAAGCATAATGCAACACGAAGAAATAATTCAATGTCCTAAATCAGGAGGGGATTTATGTTATAAAACACAAGTAACACCTGACATTTCAAATTACCTAAGTTTAAGTTGTGGTTTTTGGACTAACAGCTTAATGAAAGAAGGTGAGGATTTTTATGAAGCCCAAATGCAAACGTTACCTGAGTTGTATAAAGATTTAGCTTGGGTAGATGAAAAAACAGGTTTAACTTGGATTCCAAACACAATTAACGAACCTGAATTGGGTATGATATTTGCAAACGGAAGAAATGCTTCAAATTGGGGATGGGCCGCTGTAAAATCAATCAAACTTTCAGAAGAAGACCGACCAAATCATCCAATCCCAGGTAAACCAGGTGAATTTATGGAATATAAAATGGATATGGCTAATATGAAAGTATACCCTGAACGTGATTATATAGAGGCTTTAGATCATATTGGAATATTTCAAGACAAGTAGGATATTTAAAAAAGGTTTCATATATTAAAAACATGAGAATAAGTTATGCAATTACAGTCTGTAATGAATTTGTAGAAATTCAACGTTTAGTGCGCTTTTTACTTCAGCACAAACGTATCCAAGACAACGTAGTAATCCTATACGATGAAGTAAATGGTGACCCGGAGATAGAATTATTCCTGCGAACTCACTCCATTAATGGAGAATTTAGTTGGCATAAAGGAAAATTCAACAAACATTTCGCAGACTGGAAAAATAAACTATCCAGTCTGTGCAGTGGCGATCATATATTCCAGATTGATGCTGATGAAATGCCAAATGAAAACCTAATAGCGGTTTTACCTGATGTACTAGCTGAAAATGAAGACATAGATGTTTTTATGGTACCAAGAGTAAACACAGTAGAGGGTTTAACTCCGGAACACATTGCAAAATGGGGTTGGAGAGTAAACGATGCTGGATGGGTTAATTGGCCTGATTATCAATGGCGTATTTGGAAAAATAAACCGGAGATTCAATGGGTAAACAAAGTACATGAGCGTTTAGATGGATTTAAAACATATACCGCTATGCCTGATGTAGAGTACTTTGCTTTAAATCATCCAAAAACAATAGAAAAACAAGAAAAACAAAATAATTATTACGATACGTTATGAAAACATTACTAAAATACTATAATGAAAAAATTAACACCCCCAGTGACATAAACGAACATCTTCCTGTATTAAAACGATATGCTGAGGAATGTAATGATATTATTGAATTTGGTGTTAGAGGAGTTGTATCAACTTATGCTTTTATGATGGGGAAACCATCCCATCTAAAATCATATGATATATTTCCAACTGAAAATTTTGGGGTTTCTAGTGAAGATTTAAAAGAATTAGCTCTAACCAATGGAGTGGAATTTAATTTCATAATAGGAAATACCCTAGAAATCCAGATCCCAGAAACAGACCTATTGTTTATAGATACATGGCACAAGTATGGCCAATTAATAGAAGAACTTACTCTCCATTCAGACAATGTTAAAAAATACATAATATTGCATGATACTACATCATATGAATTTACAGATGAAGGGGATTGGGGAACATATGGGGATATTAAACCCCTTAGTAAAAATAAAACAGGTTTATGGCCGGCAGTAACTGATTTTTTAGAAACTAATAATAAGTGGAAAATTAAAGAAAGATTAACAAATAATAATGGTTTAACAATTTTAGAAAGAATATGAGTAATTTTAACAAATTAATAAGTGACCTAACTACCCAAAATATCTCTATGGTTACTAGAGAAAGATTCGAAACTATTTTAAGAAATAGTAATACAATAAACAACATTGATGGAGATGTAATAGAATGCGGTGTTTGGAAAGGAGGAATGAGTATATTCTTATCATATTTATTCCCTACAAAAGAAATATGGATTTCAGATTCTTTTGATGGTTTCCAACCACTAGATATCGCTAATTATTATTATGAAGGAGAAACACATACTCCAAGTTATAACCCTATGATAAAAGCTTCCATAGAATTAGTTAAAAATAATTTTACTAATTTTAATCTAAACCCAGAAGACCCTAGAATACATTTCCTCCCGGGATTTGTTAAAGATACTTTACCTAGTGCTCCTTTAACTAAAATTTCTCTACTCAGAATAGATGTTGATGCTTATTCAGCTACTAGAGAAGTATTAGATTATTTGTATGATAAAGTATCTCATGGTGGGTTTATTGTATTTGATGATTCTTGTCTTACTCCTACAGTAGATGCTTTTTGTGATTTTTTTGAAAGTAAGGGAATAGATTTTAAGTTAAAACATCCTATTACTGATGAAATTATCAGTAATCCTAGACAATATAATTTACCTTGTGGGTGTTATGTAATTAAAGGTGAATA